CATTCAAATTGGGCTTTAAATAATTTTTGTTCAGCACCTGATCTTGTTCCATGACAAAGAATTGACTCAACATTTTTATCTTTTAATGCTTCATGTATGGCTACAATAGTTCCTTTTTTTACATAATCAATCTTACCATACTTAAAATTTGTGGTATCCTTTTGAGCCTTTATATAGTCGTCATATGATCCATATTCATATATTTTACTCATAGGTTCCAATCCTTTACCGGTTGATTCACAATTCTATGTATCTTATTCTTATCAAAGTTATCAGCACCGTTAAGTTGGATATGCACAAAGTTATAATTGTCTTTTCTTAGGTCGATTACAGGTCTTGGTTGTTGTTTAACACCCGGATCATAATGAACAGAACTATTCCATTTATATGGCATTAATTTCCAATTAAATTCACAGACCTCAAGCATTGCATGAATATAATGTTGGTCACAAGTATAGAAAGGAGGTAACTTAAATACACTTACAAGGTTGACATATTTTCCAAAATCAACCAGTTTTTCACGAGCTTTTTCCATGCCTGCTTTTGACCACAGAACCATACCAGAGTTATAGACTTTTGGTAGACCATCAAGTGTTCGAGGCATTGTCACATTCCATTTACGCTCAACAAGGTCAACCCAGGCCTCATCATTCTTATTATTAATACCACCACCTATGGTGTATTTTTTACGTGCAGATGGTGCATTTGGTTCCTCACAGATACCCACATCATGATCACCTAGAAATTCAAATATGTTTTCATCACAGTTATCCTTAGGTACAACATCACAATCGGCATACATTACATAGTCATAATCACCATATTCATAGATTGGTTTAAACATACCATAGCTGGATGAATATGAACCTAGGTCCGATCTAAAGTTTACATCCTTTTCATATACATGTTCAGCACCAATTTTATCGGCATATGCCTTCATTAATTCAACACCGGCAAGATTACCTTTTTTCTCTTTACCATCCCAATATTGATAAATTAATGTTTTCATTTATTTTCACTCCTAGCATAGAACCAATCAAAAGCAGTATTTGCATATGGCTTGTATCCAAGGTCTCTTAATATTTCTATAACCTTGTTATGGACATTTTCACATTGAATAACTGGATTATTTTCTTTAATTGTTTTTATCATACCTGATATGACTGGGGTGATATATTCCTCTGTGTCTATCTTAATGAAATCAACATCTGTAAATTGATATGAATCTATTGTCCTACATTCAATTACAACTGGTATTTGTCCAGCCCATCTGCCACCATCGCCCCATCTGCTATCAATAAGCTTTTGTGTTTCATCTGATATAACAACATTGGATTCACTATTCACAGGATTTTCATACATTAATTCAGTACCCTTTTTATCGGATACACCAATATTATGCATCGTAATGTTCTGGACCGAACTGATGTTTTGATTCATAAAGTTAAACATTTTTGATGCCGGTTCAAATGTCTCAACATTATCAAAAAGCTTTGAATATTCGTATGCATATATCCCTATATGGCCACCGATATCCAAACATCTCCTTGTACTTGTGAGTTTTTTATTTACAATTTTCCAATCAATAGCAAAATCATTTACTTTTTTTTGAATCGAATATGGTTTTGTTGGAGGAACTACAAATTTCTGATAAATTTTATCCATATCAATTACCACCTGGGTGATGTCATTATGTTTTCAGGGTTTAGATTTTCTTTCATCTTTTCAGCAATATACCTTACATCATCAATAAGACTTACCGAAAGTGTAATAGGTTCAAATCCAAGACTGCGAAGGCCTGTATTATCCACCTCCAACTCATTCTCTGCAAGTTCTTTTCTTGGGTTGTCATGATATACAATATTGGACCCATAGGTTCTAGAGATAATTTCAGCCAATTCTTTTACCTGGCGAACCTCTGAAACTTGATTTAGGATTCGCACCTTGCCTGCCTCTGGTGGATTTTCAGCGGCCAGTTTTACACAATTGGCTGTATCCTTAATATGAATAAAGGCTCTCTTTTGACCACCGGTACCATAGATTGTAAGGTCATTACCTGTTGCTGCTTGTGAGATAAATCTGTTGAGCACTGTTCCATACACACCATCATAATCAAACCGGTTCATTAATCTAGGATCCAATATTGTTTCATCGGTTTGGGTTCCCCATACAATTCCTTGGTGTAGGTCTGTAATTTTAACACCCCAATTTTTATTATAGAATTGAAACAGTAACTGGTCTAGTGATTTGGTCATATGATAAACACTACCAGGATTTGTTGGATATAATATACTTGCATCAGATCCAGTCTCTTTTACAGTAATATCCAAATATCCTTCAGGTATGCTACCCATCTCTTTTGAGTAACCATAAACACCCATAGTACCTAAATGAACCAAATGTGTATTGGGAGAATGTTCTACAATTGCATTGAGTACGTTATGTGTTGCCGTAACATTATTGTCAACTGTATACCTACGCTCTTTTTCACCAAGCATAGAATATGGTGCTGCTCTCTGTTCTGCAAAGTGCACAATAACATCAGGTTTATCCTCGGCCACTTTTTGAGCAAACATTGGATAATCTTTTGCTATATCAATGTTATTTTGTCTTATTATTAATCCTTGTTCAAGTGCCGCAGTATTTCTATCCAATACTGAATGGATGGGTGTAAGAGAATTAGAATTTAACTCTTTATCAATGCCACGTCTTGAGTGATTGTCAATAATATGGACTTCATGATCTCTGGCTAATTTTAGAGCAGTAGGCCAACCACAGAACCCATCTCCACCTAATACAAATATTTTCATTTTATCCTCTAGAATAATTTACCTTGGCACCTTTTTCAATGCATCTCTTTACAAAAGAACTAAGATAGTCTTTATTTTCCTTTTTATCACTGGTGTAGATATGTATATTACTGGTAGGCATGACAAGCTTGGCAAGGTTCATCATACCTGAGTCAGTACCTACATGTAATGCAGCCTTTGACATTGCGTAAATAATTTTATCAATGCATTCATTTTTACCCTGTAGGTTTTCATTCTTTGATTTACCACCAACAGTTACTAGTTTATAACCTTGCTCTCTATAGTAGGCCTTAATTCTTAAAATTTCATCTGGAGAACATTTGGCTTGTGTCTGATTTGAATCCACCTGAAATGTTACAAATTTTTCTGGTAGTTCAAAGTCAAATTGTTTTGGTGTAATCTTTGGAAAGTCTGAAACACTTCTATAAATATCTACTTGTTTAAAACCTTTTAGATTATGCTCAACATAACTTGCAAACTTTATTTCATCCGTATCCAAATAAACAGGATAATATTCATACTCTATTGGCATGTCATAAAGTGTTTTAAAGAAATCAAAATCTTTAAACACTGCACTTGTCTGATGTAATTTTACAGGTTCTTTTGTCCTATCATGTAAAATCTTAGCCAGGCACATCAGATCCAATTTGTCACCCAGTCCGGTATACCGTATTGACTGATTCATAACAATGTTAATCATAAAACGTCCTTCATTAACTCCTCAACATTTTCTCCACGGTTTGGTAATTTATCCTTTAAAAAGAAATGTACAAAATGGGCATTTTTAATATGCTTTGGATTGACTGCACTATATAATGCATTCCATTTATATTTCAATGGTTGTAAATTCATATTTTCTTTACGGACCCAATAGTTCAAAAGAGTCTGGTCTGTAGACCATTTCCAAGCCCCTTCGCCATCAACAAATCTTTTAAACTCTGGTCTCTGGATAAACTCTTTACCTGTTTCACCACGTAGGTATTTTGTAATGCTTTTATTCATTAGCATTAGACCCATATTAAAAAACTCTGCTCCAGTACCAGCCTCAAAATACCAGTTAATGTCATTTAAAGGTCCATATTGCATCCGAGTATAATTATCCAATTTTTGTTTATACCAAGGAAGGATGGGTGCTTTCTTTTCAATCATACCAGCAAAATCGGTATCAGGTTTTAACTCATCAAAGATGTTAGGAGAACCAGGGCGAATCCAAATGTCTGCATCGACAATGCATATCTGATCATATTTGTCCCAATAATCAAATGCATTTTCTTTTTCATAAATAGGCAGGAAGCCACCATATTTTTCGTATGACTCCCTGCTTCTATTTGTAGCAAAAATATCAGGTTTTATTCTCATTATAGGATGTTTCTGCACGATATGATCTATGTCATATTGCTTACAGTATTCCTTAGCCGAATTTACACAATGGTCATATAATTTTGATTTATTGCCTGTATATACCTGATATATCAATCTTTTCATAATAACTCACTTTATTAATTATTTTTTGCCTTTGTCATCTTTGGCCTTACCCGCATAGGCTGATGCACCAAAGAATGCTGATACCAAAACAGCAATTGATGCAAAATAAGTTGGGGCGATATCAGCAATCAAACCTGCTGCTTCTGAAAGCCCAAATAGTGATGTGCTGAAAATTGCAAATGGATATAGTAATAACCCAAAGAGTGAAAACCATGCCATCTTACGAATAGCATCTCTTTGAGCATCTGCATCTTCCATTTCCTTACGTTTAAATTCAAGGTACATTTCATGTTCACGATCATCAACTATACCATCACCATTTGTATCAGCCGGGTGATGGGCCGGGGTCTTCTTTTCCTCTGCCATGTTCGTAGTGCTCCAATATTAGATTTGCAATTTCCATTGCACGATCATAACCATTGCGCAGACGATTTGACCTAAAGCCGTTTTCTGCGAACCACTCAAGTGTATTTATACTTGAACCAGATACAGGCATATTAAAGTCCGAAGTAAGTTCTTCGAACTCTGTTCTTAAATTGGTAACACTAATAAAGTTTATCGACATAGAATGGCCTCCTCTAAAGCTGGAAACAAATATTCCTCTGTATCATCTTCATTACACTGGAAACGAATACCGATACCACCGGCCTGTTCCCATCTATGTATATTCTCAGGTTTATCATCAATAAGAATATTAGGGCGATAATCCAATCTACTTGTGGCATACTTATGTTTGTTTGAAGTAAATACCATATTCTCTACAAGAGGTGGTGCAAAGTTCATTCGCTCCAACCATATACGTTTCCAATAGGCTGAGTTATTGGTATCACCACGCATTGGTGAAGAACAAATACCCCAACCAATTTCATTATCAAAGGCAAAGTGTTTTACATGTTCCACAATATGTGCAGATAGATTTGTTTCACGATCAAAGAAACAAGGGATTGTATCAAAGAAATTTGTATTGGCTAGAGATGCAAATGCAATCTCTCTGTCCTGAATTGTTTTCCAATGATCAACACCAAACCTATTTGCAATTGCCCCAAAGAAGTCAGCAATAACTCCATCCATATCTAAATAAATCATATAGAAATTCTCCCATCTTCAATTGCTTTGTTAATAATATAACTTGATCTGCTATGCATCATACGCATATATTCGTCCTTACCAAACTGTTCAAATACTGCATTCTCTATAATGATACGAAATGCAGGTGCAATACGCTTTTCAATGATGTCCCATTTGTCTGAATTGGAAACATACAATGGAAGGTCACGTTTGCGAACCTTAAGAATGCTAACCTCGCGGCCGCGGTTTATTAAACCATTGTTGAAAATATCGTGAATTACATTTTGGGCCCGACGAAATCTGTCAAGTGATTTTGCTGAAGAAGAATAACCTTTACATTTACCAAAAGCAGGTACACGTTCCTGTAAGGCATCAATCCAAGGTTCTAGGTCTTTACAAGTATTTTCCATCCACATAATATAAGCTCCTCAAAATTTATTATATAACTATTATATCATACTTCTAGTATAATGTAAAGTGTTTTTTTAAATTAAATGCGTTTTTTACGAAAATAATTTGCGCCTATCATATTCGGCTTTGGTATCTAATAACAACTTTGTATAGTTATCTCTGTGCTCTTTAAAGACCAAAGGATCCTCACCATCAACATCCATAATGACTACCGTGTTCGTGATCGGCATACCAGTGCGTTCTTCAAACATAATGGCATACGCAGACATCTGAGCAAAATAATTGGAAATGTATTCCTTTTTCTTAACTCGGCGAGATGTTTTGAAGTCGATAATTGACGGTACACCATCAAACTCTGCTATACAATCACAACGACCAGCCATACCAAGATGGCGACTATAAAGAGCAGTTTCGAGGCCAAAGATTTTTCCGATAGATTTATCAAGGATTGGCCGCAAATTCTCAAGGCTTTGCCTAATATGTGGGAGATATTTTGTTGTATCTTCATTTTTTAAATACCCTTCGATAATAGAATGTACAAGAGTACCGCGACCAGCAGCTCGAGTACTAATCTTATTAGCTTCCTCTTCCCCAACTCTGGATCGCCAGGCTCTAATTGAATCTTCACTTAATATACTCAGTATTGTTGTGACACTAGGATAACTAGTACCATCAGGAGCAAAGTATAAGCGCCCAGTCTTGCGTGTGTCTGCAACCAAATCATCATATCCGATATCCAATTCCACATGTTCAAATACCTTTCTCATTTAATATACTTTCTATCAATTCACTATTTGCATTATTTTCTGGTATACAATACATTGATGACCAGTCCTTACCTTTAAATTTCATCACTGCAAGGTTTGCAATCATTTCCGAGTATTGTGTACCAAATGATTGACATTCCTCAGCAGTATCAAATGCTACCCTATCTAATAAGAAATGATCTATCTTCTCACCCGGCTGAAAAGCCATTATGATAAGAAGATAGTATTTCATCTTTCATAGCCCATATAACCTTTTAATGTGTCAACGTCAAATTCCACATCGTGTATAAATCCTAAAGCACATACCTGATCAGAAGTATATTCCATAATGGCAATACTATTATTCTCTGCATCATACATTACATATACCACACCATCTACTAATTCGTCTGGGTCTTTACCCATTCTAATCCTTGTGGTTCCACCAAGCAAAGGGTGAAGATTTTCTTCATAATAGAATTTTTCTAATATGTCTTGATGTGATTCATTACAGATAACCGGTTTTGCAACCCATTCATCTTTGGCAAATAAATCACTGGTACTAATTGTAATAAGTACTAGACCTGTGGCAATAACGGCAAAAATCCATTTTACAATATTCATTATTTCATTCCTAACATTTCCTTCGTCATAATATAATCACGTAGGAAGTCTGATCTTACAATATCTTGCCAACCAAAGGTGATCACACTAAAATTCTTTAGTTGTTCTATGACTCGTAAGAATCTCTGAAGGCCATCACGTTCCGTAAGATCTTTAAAATCTGACTGGTGATAGTCTCCACTAAATATGATCCTGCAATTATTACCTACACGTGTGATAACAGAATCAAGTTCGTGGAAGTTTAGGTTTTGCATTTCATCCACGATAATAATGGCATTGTCTATTGTCAACCCTCGAATAAACGATGTTGTTGTAAACTCTACCTGGTGACTATTTATCAATTTATTATAGGCCGCATTCTCATTAAATAGTTCTTGACAGATAGCTTTATATGGTGTTTCAAATACCTCTTTCTTTTCCTCTACGGTTCCTGGCAGATAACCCATATCTCTTGTTGGTACTACCGACCTGACAATAATACACTTATTATAAGGCGTCTCTCGCTCGAGTACCGATTCCAAGGCCAGGTAAAGCGCAACAAAAGTCTTACCAGTTCCAGCCGAACCAGCAAGAACCAAATTATCTCCATCGTCCCATGAATCAAAAGCCTTCTGCTGGTTTTCAGTTTCTGGTGAAGTTTCATATAGGTCATCATGTTTTACGGTTGCCTTACTCATAATTTTGTACCATTTGCAATTCTGAAATTAGTCGATAATACCAAACACGGTCGTGTGGATCATGTGCCTTTAATGCATCATCTCTAAGTTGAGCAATACGAACAGTGATAAATTCTTTATAATCTTTTGGTTTATTACGTTTCATGTTTTAATGGTATTCTTTCTACCAGAACCCTTCTTAATATTACCTAGCAAATCTTGCCATTCATTACCAGCGCGTCTTAAATTTGTCACTGTATTACTTGCAAACTTTGGTGCGACTAAAACACGTACAATATCATCATCCTCTAATAATTGGGCAAGGTCATCAAATTTAACATTAACATCAAAATATTCATCTGTAGATTTTTTATGCAGTGTGTATACTGGCATTCCACCACTCCGGTTGTTTGCGTCTGGTCCATTCCATTTTGAACCGATCTTGTTTAGTATGGTAAAACATACGATATGATTTTACAGGGTCGTTAGGAAACATACATTCCGGATTGGATTTCATAGCCAATTTAAATGGAGTCATTGGTCCATCCGGTATGTTTCTAGGTAACGATTGTATTTGCCAAAGAAGTTCCCTTGCAGTTTTTGTATCCTTGTAAGGTTCTTTCTCTGTTGCATACCTATATGTATATTCCTCACAAAGGGCTTTTAGATGTTCCCAGTGCCAACGATAGTTGCTGGAACTTTCCATAGTCCATACAGTGCAAGGATGTTTGTGATGTACAGCTTTGTAGTAACAAAGTTCTGCCTCTAGATCATTATATGGACCTTCATATAGATCATAATAGTCTACCATACGTTTACCGGACTTGGATGGCTTTTTCATTCTCTTACCATCCAACATACGATGTGCAGTTGACAACATTTGACCGGACTCAACAATCATTTTTACAACATGTTTATCACATTGCATTTGAGCAGATATAACCGGATCTTGATGTAAAACAAAAATATTCATAATATAGGTACCACCTTCCCTCAACCAATAACTATATTATTATAACACATTACCCGGTACTTGTAAACAACTAATTTATATATTATGCCGGTTTAAGCTCCTCTAATGTTCTTAGAATAAAGTCTCTCTTTTTTAGAATTTTCTCTGCTCTTGATGTAAACCCTTTTTTTTCTAATTTACGAGCATAGATTTCCAAGTTATTAGAGTCTTTCTGCAAACGTTCAATTTGAGCTAATACCATTAGTAGTTTTCCTATGAAAAAAGAGCATATGCGAATGCATACACTCTTTGTTAGTGTTGAAAGGTTAATGTTAATTTTAGTCGCGTAACAGACCAGGAAAGGCCTCCAGTACTACGGGCCGTGTTAGACCCTTGGGTGTTTTCTTATTAATCATATTAATGACTAACTTGGCATCCTCTGGATGAACACCTTCAAGAATGCCAATAAAAATTCTTTCACGCTTAAATTTAGGCATCTGATCACCTTTACCACCTTTGGCAAAGTAACCAAACTTTGTATTTTCTCTGATAAGATTTGCCGGATGGTTGTGTGGCTCGGCTGCTGTATATGGTGGTTCACCTTCAGGTAGAGACCATTTAACAGTAGTATCCATTGAACCACGAATTATGTCCTTAAGAGCCCAAGTTTCATTTTCTTTTAATATATTAACCTTATCTGCTTTTGCCTTGGCTTTAGACACTTCAGATAAAACTTCAAATACATACTTTTTCATTATATCAATTCCTCTACGGATTCAATCATTTGTTTCATACCTTTATTTATAAGATAGGGAAACACTTTACCCTTATTATGCCAAGGATCCTGTGAATTAAATTCTTCAATAATTTGTTTTTTTAGTCTGTCAGGTGTATTGGTCAAATCAATGAGTGTTTCATTACGTTGATAATTACGATACCAGGAAGCAGCATAGAGCAACTCACCCTCAGCAAGGTCCTCCTTGAAGGCCTCTTTTTTCTTTTTGGATAGTGGTGTTTGTCTACGACCATCAACAAATACATCATCATCAGATAAAACATTTGGTACACCATCACCGGCATCACCAGTAAGGATTTTCTCTATAAGGTTTATTTTAGGATTATCATCCACAACCGGTTTTTTAAGTAATGGCGAGAATTGTTTTACGTTAGGATATTTCTGTAGTTGTTTGAAATCATGATCTGCAGATACAATCATCACATCCTCGTATTGACCAAACTCTTGCGTATTGGCAACGACGGTACCAATGATATCATCTGCCTCACATTCGTCAATCTTAATAACCTTGTATGGAAAATTGTCTTTGATTTCTTCCTGTACCATATGTAAGATACGGAAGGCTTCCTGCCAATCAAATCCAGAATCGTCACGGCTTTTCTTACGGTTGGCCTTATATTGTGGATAATAGTTTCTACGCCAGTTGTTACCGGCATCAATAGCCAATACAACCTCTCCATACTGTTCCTTGAATTTCGTACGATACATACGAATTGAATTAATCATCATATGCCTTAGCATACTCTCATCATTTACCTTGTTTACGGCAATGGTGGCAATTGCAATACCACTAAAATCAATTAAAATCACATTACGCTCCATAAAGTTTTATTATGGTACTATTATATCACATTCTATGTTAAATGTAAACCCTTAATATGCTTACTATGAATTTTACAACCAATAAATTCGTTGTAGTATTCATTGCTTAATAGAACATCATTATCGAATTGGAGTTTGGCTTCATAATAGGACATTTCACCTTTTGTTTTACAAAGATGTAGAATCTGTCTATTATAATTATCCTTACCCTTCTCTTCTACAAGAAGTTGGACCTCTTTGTTGCTACCGTAATAATCTCGCCAGTCAGACTCAACGCGTGTTCGTACCCGTCGGTTTCTCTTTGAATTTTTTGGTAGTACTTTCGGCCGCCAGAAGTTCTTTTTACCGATATATTTTTTGCCTGTATCCACTTCAGTGATGAGGTAGACAAAGCCTTGATATTCTTCGGGAGTTTCATCATATTCTTTATCTTCATATATCCACATATGGTTATATATTAACCGCTTACATATATTTTTTCATTGCTTGGTCTATACCATACCTTCTGGTGATAGAACTTGGCAAGGAGTTCCTGTATTTCTTTTTGCCTATTACTTTGAGTAGTACTATATGCAATTAAAGACATTTCAATTAACTGTAGTTCTTCCACAGTTAAATTAAAATTTTTATTTGGCCTTGGCATCGTAATAATATTCCTCTGTGTCACCAAGCCTATACTTATTACCTGTTTCAACTTGATAGTAGTCAGTTGAAACCTTAAAGTCAGGCATCAGTGGTTCTTCAGGTGTTAAACTATTATCATAAACTCTCATACGATTATTTGGATACAATGCATATTGACCATTTTCAAGTTCAATAAGGTTAAATGATTTATGTTCCTCTGGAACCTCGGAAGTAGAATAGTCCACCTCGTTTGCAGATTCGTGATAATTATCAAGTGTACAGATGTAAGTGCCATACAGATTTCCTTGATCACGACTACGAATTTCAAAGTCCATTGAACCAATAAACTGTTTATAGATTGCAGTTACACCATAGTCCATACAATTCCAAAACTGTAGATTAGGTAATGTTAGATCTGGGGTTGGTGTCTCTGGACTTGAAACAAATGCACTGATAGGTAACTTATCATAGAGTGCACCATATTGTGGTAGGTATGTTTCAAAATAGAAGGCCCTACCTGGAATTGATTTGGCTGTTACCCAATGTCCTTCAATAAATTCTCCATGACCACTTTGATGGTCCATCAGATATTCTTTTCTTACAAAAACCTTTTGATTAGGTAAATTACATATCAGAGTCGACATTTATATTCTCCACATCTGCTCTTCGACCACAGCAAGGACAAAATTCTGGCACTTCACCAGCCTCTGTTAATACTATGGTAACCGATTCACATTCTTCACATTCAATGCGATATTCTTTTTCCACTTGATTCCTTTATTTCTTTTTTTCTATCATCGGTTGCGGTAAACCATTCGCGAATTTCTTCTGTGGTTCTACCACAACCGATACAAGTATTATCTATCAATGTGCAAATCTTTACACAAGGACTAGAAATCAATTTCACAAGCTCCACCAGCACATGCTGCCGCTGCAAGTGTATCTACATCTGTATACACTTTCTCAGTAAGATCACTTTTCCAATCAATCTCTTTAAGATTTTTTTGAATTTTATTCCATTTATGTAAGAGATATGAATCTTTCAAACAGTATTCTGTTTTCTTCATATCACCATCTAAATAGTTTTCTGCAAACCTTTCATATCGCCGAACCCAATCTTTCTTTGCAGAGTTCTCTGACGATTCAAGAGATAAATCTTCACCCATGCCTTGGGCCGTTGCACAGGCAATCCATAGGTTATCAAATACTTTTATGGAATCAACAACCATACCGGAAGCAAAAATTGCACCCTGATCATATTTGTTTACCATATCATCGGCTGTAATAACCTGGGTATTTGGTGCCTGATTATAATCTTTATCACCTGTTGGGGCAAGGAATGAAATACCAGAAAATGAATATCTATTTTCAAATACATATTTTTCTACATCATCCCAATCATCAACAATAATTGTATTGGACACATTATGCCGAATGCCTTCATCAGCACATAGATCTTCATTAGTGCCTTCCACAACCCAATGTTTTTGGGCCTTTTTTACAAGCTCTAAATGTTTTACGCCAAGCAGATGATCCTTGTACATTGAACCATTCTTTGGCACAATAGGAAATGAAACCACAACATCAGTACCATTGGCTGACCATACTGATTCCTCAACCATAAATGGATTTGATCTTTGGATTGCCTGAGTAATTTCAGATTCTTTATTCATTTGAATATTTCTTATGTACATTGGAGAATGTTCGGCATGAATACCTGAAGCAGTCTGCAATAATACGGAAGCATTACCACTTGGTTTAACGCAAGTAGTCCGAGCAGCAGCGTTAATACCAATAATGGCGGCAATTTCTTTATTAACTTTCTTAACAATGTTGGCTCCTTTTTTTAGAATTTTAGAGTCAAACAAAATGTCAGGATTGTTCATCCATCCTGTGATTGACACCCCAAGGAGTGCCTCACGATCAAAGATTTTTTTGGATGTATCAGAGATAAATTTAAAATCTGTATATCCAGCTTGTAAGGTACCGAGGATAGATGCTGCACGGCATGCCTTGTAGAAATCTTCCTCGGTAACACATTTCCCTCCGTTGATTTCTGTAAGGTTACAACCTTGCCAACCGGATTCCCCTTCATATTGTGGGAACATACCAATTTCAACACAGGGATTTGTGGTGTGTTCTTTTGATGTAGTAAAATAAAATCCTGGTTCACCATATGATTTTACTGACTCCATAATTTTTGCAAACATTTCAGGCGTTGATTCATCACGAACAATCACTGCCGAGTTATTTGAACGGCCACGTTGTGGATTATCCATAAACCAATTACCTGTTTTTGCATTCATCATCTCATCATCTTCAGGTGAGAATAAACAAATTGTGGCTGAACGGCGAACACCACCTGAAAGAACTGCATCTGCTGCATGCATACAAATATCATATACAGCAATAGGACGTAATGGTACCGATTCCTTTTGATCAATTACAAAACCTTGTAACATATGCTCAATTTTATCAAGTGACTTACGAAGGCCTTCTGGACCAGGGGCTTTAAAACCACCAGAGATTTTTGCACCCTTTGGACGAATTTGTGATAGGTCAAAGAATACACGGCGACCCTCATACTCTGGATATTTGCCACCACCTACAAAATATGATGCCATCAATACATCAAGAGCAGATGCCCAACCTTCAATTGAATCTTCTACAATATACCCTTTAGCTTGTTTTGTCCGTTGTTGAATCTGTGGTAATTTTCCTATGTGATGTTCTTGTACAGAGAACCCTGCACCTGCACCACATAATAAAATATAGAAGAATTCACCAAAGAATGCAGGACGATCCGCATAGGATGATGTGCAATTATACATGCGCATCTGATGTTTCTTTAATTGTTCTCCACCAAACTGTAAAGCTCGTTGGGCGCCCAATACTCTTTGTTCTTTATATGACTCTCTTGCTTCTTCCAAATATTTATTTAATTTATCTAGATGCTCCGAATAGTTTTCCTCGTGCATCTCTAATACGCGATCCACTGCTTCATCCCAGGTTTCATATCTATTCTCTTCATCCTTGAATCTGGAATAGCCATCGTAGAATTTTGTCTGAGATAAAAACGCGCGTGTGTCTGCAAACCGATTTTGCATTACATGAATTCCTTTTAATGATTGTTTTTATGGTAGTATTATATATCAAAACGGTGTCTTTGTAAACACCTTTTTGCGTGGTCTACTAACTTTTTATGAAATATTTTTTGATCATTTCAATTTGGTCATCATATTTGGCCACCTGTTCAATTTCTGATTCAATTGCTTCCATAATATCTGGGTGTTCACCAACACCAACAGGATTGTTAAGATATACCTCAACATTTGCTAAATGTTTATTAATATGACCTTGTGCATGTGAGATAAATGCCTTAATTAGTATTTCTTTCATTCTCTAAATCCTTAATTCTTTTTTCTAATTCATCAATTTTCTTTGTGACATATGGATATTTTTTTCTCCATGCATCGGTTGGTTGCTCGAACCAAGTTAATCCCCATCGTTCAACAAGGTAATCTAAGGTTTGGTCCAATTTGGCATAACACCACAAACCTGCCCTTGTATCTTTAAAATATGCCAGAAAGGCTGCACCAACAAGTGAACCCCCTATAGCAGTATATATCCACAGAGTATCTTCGAACATTCTTTCAATCATTTAGCCCTCCTTGATGGTATATTTAACATAATTACCCATTCCATGATCCATAGCACCATCAAGCAATCCTGATTTATATCCTCTAAATTTATCCTTTATTCTTTGCCATACAGTCATGTTACGAATTTGACCATAATGATTAATATAACAAAGGTTTCCGTGGTGTTTATAACCCATCAGAGCCAATGGTACACGCGTTACAATATCATTATTATTTACAAAACGCCAATGTGTTACGTGTGCATTCTTTACAAACCCTCTTGTCCCTACACGAGGTGAACCATACGTATATAATTCCACTACCCTATCTTCTACCCTGGATGCGGCTAAAGTTGCCATGGCGGCACCCAATGAGTGTCCACAGATATAAAGTTTTAATTCTGTATGTTGATCAATTATGTTTGTAACAAGATTCCATAACTTATCAAGTTCACCTCTAAATCCAGAATGAACCCAACCGTCTGTCATACTTTTTCTTGGAATTGCATTAAGGTCTGCAAGAACATCCGACAATTCATCAGGCTCTGTACCACGAAAACATATTGTAATCTCTTCATCGTTCCATACAATATGACATTGTGCTCCATCATTTTCCAAAAAACGATGATTGCCATATCTTAACTTTTGATAATACTGTTTGGCATCCTCATCTTTATAGGCAATTTCAGCCATTTGTGCAAACTTATTTGCTTTCTCCAGATTCAGTTTCATCGACACTCTCCTCGCGTTTGTCGTCAGTCACTGCCTCTTCATAGTAAACTATTATATCTGTTTGTTGATTGATAAATCTTCTTAATTCTGCTATATTTAATGCAAGATTTTCATAATCCCTCATTGATAATGAGACATATGCAACCTGGCCATTTTCTTCTTTAAACTTTTGTATGAACTCATTATAATTTTCTTCATTAACAACGTGAACCTTTACATCATTCAGTTGTACCGGTTTCGGCCGGGCCACTACTGCTACTATTGTCTTCTCTATTTTGGTCACTACCCTCAATTCCGGCTCTCTCTCGAGACTGCTGCAACCAGTCAGGAATAGGGTAGTCATCACCGCCAGTGTCGCGAGTAATTTTCCGCCATATTTTTGCTGTAGCACCATTCATTTTTCCTTCCAATTTTTCAGCATCCATAATTGCATCCTTTACAAGATCCAACTGCTGTAATTTATTCCGAAGACTATCACCATACTGCTCAGCCTTCTGAAGATTCTTTTGTAGTTGATTATTAAGTTCTGCTTGCTTTACCATATCTTGCTGTAAGGTTTCTACACTTTCTTGTGCAGTTTGTACAGCAACCTCAAGTTGTGCATTATTTTCTCTCAGTATGGCAATGGTAGCTTGAGTTGAATCATAGTAGTATTTTGCACCATAACCAACACCACCTAGAATACCAATTATAATAATAAGGGCATAAAGCTTAAGCATAATTTATTTTACCCACCTCTGGAATATAGTGTTGCTGCCTCAGATGCATCTAATGCTTTATTAAATATTCGAACTTGATCTATGTAACCATCAAATGATTCATTGGCATTTCCTGTGAAATTACCACCCAATGCCCAACCAGCAGTACCTCCATGACTACTGCCGCCATTATTTGCAGTTAATCCACTTGCGCTGCCATTAATGTAAACTGCACTAGAAGAACTATTACTTCCTGCCACTGAATAAGTTAGATGATACCACGTATTCAGCGCAAATGTGTATCCAGTCCAGTACCAATGGCCAGTCCCACCATACATAATCATAGGTTGCATATTATTTGTGCTTGCCCAATCATAGAAACAAATGGTCACTCTTTGTGAACCAATGGCGGTATTCATAACAACATTATTGGCACTATTATCTAAATTATTAAGTTGGACCCATGCACTGACCGTAAATGGATATGAAGTTACCACATCTGGTAAATCTAATACAGCATCACCGATTATTGGAGCAAATGAGTGTGATCCATATTTGGCAGTAGTGCTATATCCACCACTGCCACGCTTATATCCAGATGCATCAAAGTTACCGCTGGCGTCTGTACCATCATTATCAAGTTTATAAAGCGCAACACAACTATTATCGAATAGAATATCTAGTGTTTGCGACCCAACAAGTGATACTACTGTTGATGTTGTGCTGACATGTGTACCGTCTGTTGCCTTTGCTCTAAACGTAAATTGTGCTGAACTGTCAATTCCTGACGCTCCATATAGATTAAATGTACCATCATTATTATTGATTACGCCTGAATTATCAGTACCTGATGCACTATCTAATCCAACTGGATTAGACGGTACGGTTTCATATGAGTATGTTATCGGAAATCCTTCAAAATCTGATGCTGCCAATACCGTAAAAGTTGCACTATCGCCAGGAGATACAGTACTTGTTGATGCCAAAGATGTAGTGAAACTTAATGCTTCATTTGGACCAGAAAATACCCTATCGTATTCATTACCATCATAGAGATATAATGCTTTGGTATCCTTGGCATAATGTAAAGTTCCAGAATCAGGTGACGCAGCAAACAATCCTATTGAATCAGCATTGGTTACGCCAGAACCTCCTCCACCACCTGCACCCAATGATACATTTGTAGTATTTTCTGCCTCAGTAAGTCCTAGTATTTTTGCAATATCTCTATTTCTACTCATTTTATTTAACCTTTATGTTCCGTGGCAGCAGGGGTAAAGCTAGATGTATATCTTGCAAGCCCTTTTGAAACTCTGAAATCCTGAAGATAACCAAAATAATATTGTTGATTCCGTGAATATCTAGCTCCAATTGTACCTGTTGTATTAGTAAAAGACGAACTATTAGTTGCAGTAGCAACACTAGTACCATCTATATACATGGCCATAGCAGTTCCATCCCTTACTATTGCTACATGATACCATGTATCTGCACTTAAAGCAGAAGACTGTAACAAATATCCGCTATTAGGTTCACTATAAAATCCTACTACTCCACTCACCATATTTACAGAAAACCCATTACCAGTTCTAGTGTCATATATATTTTGAGTTCCTGCAACTGATGTAGCATACATCCAAAATTCTATTGTAAAACTATCGGCCCCGTGTGCCAAATTATTACTTGCAGGCACCTCTAAATAATCACCAGTACCATCAAAATAAACGGCAGATGATGTAGTAAAATTCCTATATGTATTACTTGCCGCTACGTCTCCAGCACGAATCAGAGCGTGGCCACCTTGAGCATCCCATATACTTTGTGTGTTAGTGCCTGTCTTAAAAATTGTATCTCCAAGAACAGTTAATGGAGTGGTAGGTGGAATAAAGTCGCCTGTATATACGCCATCTTCTGTAAACCTAACATCAGCTATAAACACCCCATCTGAAACCGCCGCTGCATTTGTTGCAGTTGCCCCTATTCCAAATCTATGAGTACCACTACCGCCATCTCCTGCATTGGTTTCACTCCACATAGAAATTCCATTTACATAGAATTTATAAGTGCCTGAATGTCTAACCAATGCCCAATGATTCCAATGATTCGGTTTAAAGTAGTTTGCAGGAGTTCCTGGAATCCCCCATTGAATACCATTAATATACACACCACCACCGTGCATTACATAGAGACCATTAACACCACTACCAACATTCAGTGTTGCAAAAGTACCATCTGAGGCATTAGTACCATACCACCAACCTTCGAATGTCCAATCTTTTGTGCGATCCCATGTAATAGCGGCAGTGTTTAAATTACTACTCCCTCCGAAACGTAGCGA